AAAGAAATTTTCTGCGTATCGAAAGGACCGTTTCGATTTCCAATTTCATAGTTAGATGTCAGTCCATATTGTGCTATCAATCCCCCTGTAAGGGTAATTGGAACAGAAGCCCCATTCAAATTATAGTAATCTGATCCAGTGCATGCTGCTGAGTAGAAAGTCACATCAGTCAATGGTGCACCACTAAATCCTTTACTACAAATAATCACTTTATTTTTAATCGTATATGGATTAATATTAACTATTCCTCTGATGGTAGATGTCTCATCAAACTCAATTTCACCAACTGACTGATAACATGCTTGAGTTGTTTTTGAAATTAGTGAACCAATTGATGTGACATTTCCGGCTATTGAAAGTGACTTTAAACTTTCTCCTGCTGGAAAGAATACAGTTCCGAAAGTTCCACCTATAGCAAATTTGTTATTTCTTACAGTACTTGGATCAAGATCAAATCCAACTCCGAATCTAATTGCACTTGATGCATCTGGATTAACATTTATCGTTGGAGCCGTAGTTATATTTCCCGATGTTGCATTTAGTATGATTACTTTTACGAAATCGGAATTACACACAAAAGATGAGATAGATCCAGTAGAGCCGTATGGGTTTGCGCCTAATATCAAACTAAGAGGGCATCTTCCCCGATTATCTGATGTAAATCCAATCGGAAGATTAATTTGTGCAGAAATTCCTTCACCAGAATCAAATCCTATTTGATTTCTTCTGAAAGGATGACCAATTTCGGATTCTGTATTGGAAGGATAGAAATATAATCCCGTGGTATAAATTCCAAATCCTGCCGGTCCATCACGATAAGATCCTGTCACATTCGCCCAAGGCAATCCATATGATGGAAATACGTTAAACACAGTCAGACTCTTTGCTCCTGATGCTCCCGTAACAGCATTTCCTAAACCAGACAACCAAACATTTCCAATAGGTCCAACTGCGCTCGTACTTCCAGTTAACGCACCAAATAAACAAGCAACACCTGTTCGCTTCATCGCAATATCGTATGGATATGCTGCCATTGGAGGTATTTGTGCGAATCTAACCTCATCTCCACCCCTAGGACATTGAATTGGGTCAAATTCCTGACCGCCCATCGGACCACCAGTCAAAGATACAACATAGCCTCTAAAAACTCCTTGACTGACCGCCACTCTCCAGTTTTGTGGAAATCCCCAATAATAAGGACCAAACGCATAGTCTCCCGACAATGATCTTTGACCATTGATTACACTAGTCCATATTGGATTAAGTCCACTAGTGCCACCTCCAGTAGGGGAGTATCCGGAATTGAATCCTGTATTTCCTGTCCAACCACCAACCCAATAATAGATTGCCATACATTTCTCCGTGTCTTGTTTTTTAAGTCTGCGTTAATCCGTCTGTAGTCTTGAAGTTTGTTCCTGGAGAAAATATGACTTTTCTTCCACCTTCAACAATAGTAAGACCTTTATCTGATGGTGAAAATCCGACTAATGTGTTGTTCCAATCAGAACTATCCAAAGTAGGGTGGTTAAAATCAAGTATCGCAGAACGAGATATACTTCCCTCCCTGAATATTGGATAAATTCCAATTGGTTGAACTAACTCCGAAGGTTTGAATATTCCCGACTGAAGATTTGCGTTTTCAGCGATGAATGAGAACTCATTAACTACAATATCGCCTAATGTTCCTGCCGAAACACCTTCGTCATATGTATTCAAGTTCGCAATAGTAACACCACCATACCCATGTTTACTCCCTAGTTCGACATTCATCGTTCCTATAGTTGGCCTATACAATGATAATTGTCCAGGAACACCTGCGTATATGCCAATAACACCATTAACCTTATATGGAATAATTGTCACATTTCCTGGTGAAGACATTGTGGAAATTCCAAAATAATCCTCATTCAATAACACATTACCAATCGCACCACCATGCGAACCAACCCATAAACTATTACAATTAAAGTTAAATCCAGCATGATCGTATGATGAGAAATTTCCTCCGTTTATTACAACACCTCCAAAAAATCCAGATAGTTTTGTTGATACAGGAGGTGCGGCATCAGGAAATTGTGGTCTGTTAGATTCAATCGCAGTATTGAATGCATCATCACTCGGTCCCGTAAACATAAGAGGAGTTTGACTAAAGGATGCAGGATTGCCCTTTAAACTTAAAATTCCAATTTTTGCATAAGGCGAGAAAACCTGAAAATTTCCTAAAAGCACTTTCAGTAATTCTATTCCATTTGTGTCAGCAGATAATCCAAGAACATTTCCCGCAAATACTGCTGTCCCACCCTCACCACAGTCAAATCCAATTTGATTTACACGGAATTTTCCTTTATATTCACCAAATCCAGCAGGTCCATTTGTTACTTGTAAAGAATTATCTGTTGATGGATGACCCCATAAATGACTAACACTAAAACTAATCAATCCCTGTGCAAGAGCGGTAGTAAGTCCAGTTGACCCCAACCAAGAAGTTCCTCCAGTTAAACCACCAAACAACATTGCAGTTTCAGTTAAATTCGATGAAGTAATTTCTCTAGAGCCAAACAAAACAGTATCTCCACCTCTTGGGAGATTTAATGCGGGTGTTAATTTATACTGATTTGAATTTGGAATATTTGATCTCAGTCTCCAGTTCTGAATAAATCCCCAATAATAAGGACCAAATGCGTAATCACCACCTGTTGCTTGTGCGCCGTTGAATGGACTCGTCCATAATGGCCCGTATGTGTACAAATCTCCAGTTGGTCCTGCGACCACAGAGACACTTCCGGTTGCGGCAAATCCAGAGTTAATTCCTGTATTTCCCGTCCAACCACCCACCCAATAATAGACTGCCATACATTTCTCCTACTGTGAGATTTGATGATGTACTCATATTTAGGATTAAGAAAGACTGAGAAACAATATCTTTCCTAAGAGGAGATTGCAAATATCAATACGAAACTGCTTATAGAGGGGGTTTATTGCTAATTGATGTTTCAGTTTCAGTTTTGGCTATAGATTTCTTATCTTCTTCATTTGCAAGACGCTCTGCCTTTTTAGCAGCAGCAACTATTTTATTCTTTTCAAATTCACATGTCTCACACACGAAAGGCTTCTTAATAAGTTCTCTCCACACCCAAGCACCCACAATAATTAATACAGGTAGATACCAAGCGATCCAACCCCAACCAGTTTCTATTTTGTTATTTCTTGCAATCTGTTCTTTGAGACTCAACATGATAACTGAATCTTCCGTTGTATCGGGTACGATTTCAGGTGTAGTGCAACACGCACCAAGAAAAAGTGCAGTAAGTAGTAATAGTTTAATATTCATGTGGTTCTCCTTAATTTCTGTTGGTTGCTGCTGCGGTTCCGAAATAGAAACCGACAATGCTTACAAGAATCTGTCGTGTTTCGGACGCATAAACGAATCCGTTAACTTCAACGAAGTACTTTTTTGCTGTAGTAGGTATCAAACCGAACAAACCCTCTGGTGTATTTGTGTCCACTTCAACAAATGTTGGTACACCAAAAAATGGGAGAATAAACGGAGCGAGAAGAGTTCCAAATAAGACAGAAAGCACGATAAGTTGACGAACTCCCTTGCCTACATCAATAGGCACTCTATACGCTGCTTTGTCTTGATTTTCAGTTGTTCTCTTGTTTGCCTCTATAAGGCGATTAAACATCTCTTTTTGGTCTTGTGCTTTTTGCGCCATGAACTTGAATAAAAATCCAACAGCGGATCCAGCGATTAATGATATGAGTTCGGGTGCGAACATATTAAATCTTTCTTTGAAGTTCCAATAGTATCTGATTATTTATGGATTCAAAACTCTCAAAGCAACAAAAGAATGTGTTCAATTTTTAAAGTAAATGTGGACATCTCATAGTATAAACACTATCATGTCTAAATCCACCCCTCCCAATAGACAAGTCATCCGAAAAGCAACATACAAACTCAACGATGAGTTTATGCCTGAAGTGCTTTGCAGAATATGCAAGATCGAAGTAGATCTAGCAAAATCCCAAGGATGGGACCATGTACTAGTAAGTATGGAGTATATGAACCAAATTTTAACTCTTAATCTTAGTGGAGTGAGAAAGAATGAAAAATAATTCTGAACTGATTCATTGGTTTTTGTCTTTACCTAAAAACGAAAGATCGGAAAAAATGAAATCTATGAAAGAGTTCTTTCAAAAAAACAATAAAAATATACTGGATTTGATTCAAAAATTTGAATCTTTCGAGGAAAAACCGAGCAAAATCATTGAAGAATCTGAGAAAATTCTTCAGAATAACATTATCTTAATTGAAAAAATTGACTCCATGGAAAGAGACATAAATGCCTAGAAAACAAAGTGTGATTAAACCAAAAAGACCGATTAAATCTGCAAAAGCAAGCGATGGAAGAACTAGAGGATCTCCAAAGAAACCGAAAAAACCTAGCCCTTAAAGATTAATCATAGTCGATGTATCGTATACAAAAGAAACTGTTGCTGTGAGAACCGCTGGCTCTGCCTCTGAATTACTCAAAGTGAATCCTGATAAATTAGTTGGCACTAAGTTTCTATAATTGATCATGTAGATTGGGTTTTTCTTATTATTCAGTAGTAATAACTGAGCATCTGATGGTTCAGCCAATTTGTCTGGAAGTTTTTCTCTGAAGTCTCTGTATGGCACACCTGATCTAAACCACCTAACCATCTCAATGTAGTTTTTAAAGTTTTCATCTATTATGAATCTTATGGACACATCTGTGCTGACTTTGCCGCCGGGTATTTTCAGTGGTGTTGCAGTTATGTAGTCTAATACCAATGGATTAGAATTAGATGCCGGTGTCGTTACGGATGTACAGAAGTAAGTGACTCCAGGAATTTTATGAAGAATAAACCTGAAATTTGTGTTTAAAGCAGGATTAGTATTTACATCCTCCGATTCAATTTTACTGAATCCCTCATACGATGGAATGAAATTTTCAGAATTTGGTGATGTCATCAGATATCATCCAAATCATAACTGCTGAATTGAAATGTTGCAGTTGCAGTTGCAATGCTTGCATCTGTAAGTGCACTATTATAGTCAATACTTGTTAAATTAGTTATAAACATACCGTTAAACCTAAATCTTGCAACTGGATTTTTTTTATTCGATAATATTAAAAGATGGCCGATATTTGTCATAGCAGAAAATCCCAAATCAGTTCCCGTTTTGAAGAAATCTTCATATACGAGTGTGTTTTTAAACCAGTCATTCATTTGATTGTAATTCGAATAGTCCTCATTTATTATGAATTTTACAGTCAAGTCTCCATGAGTTACTTTATCACCAAAAAACTTTAATGATGGTGCAAATGGAACTTGAAGTCGAACTGGCTCACATGTCATTTCAGGAAACCCCACCTCTGTGCAAAAGTATGTTCCTAGTCTAATTTTCGGTATAGAGAGATGAAAATTTGATGCGAATGCGTAATTCGTATTAGAAGGCTGTCTGTTTAATATTCCAGACTCTCGATCTGTAGGAACTGTGTTCTTGGGATTTATCGTAGACATCATTCTTATTTAGAATCAAATGAAAAGGGCTGTGAAGATTTCTCCTCACAGCCCCTAGCGAAATTCCCTGTGAAACAGGGTGACCTTTACCGATCAGAACAGGTTCGTGACCTTCACGATACGGTAGTAGCAGTTAGACCGCTTTGCTCCTGCGGCAGTCGGATCCGTAACCGATACTCCACCCGAGATCGTGGCGAACGGGTTGTTCACCAGACCGTAACGGGTCTTGAAGCCGATCTTCGGTTGGAATGACTGCTCACCGACAGCACGGACCATTTGCAGAGGAACATACGGGCAGTAGAACATACCTGCGTCATATGCCGACGATCCCTTATAACCAACCATGAAGAAGTCATGGGCAGTTGTCATCGATGCATAGGGATCGATGTACACACGGAGGCGACCGTTCAGCACACCAGCGAAGGTGTTGCCCGTGTCATCCACATTCAGGTTCGTTGAGAGGGCCGGTGCATAGTCGAGGATGCCTGCCATGCTGAGTGCCGAGGCAACATCTGCCGAGCAAAGGACGAAGTTGCCCTTGCCACGACGAGTTTCCTTAGCAATCATGTTGCATTCACGCTCAATCTGATACAGCAGACCCTTGAACTTTTCAACGCTCCAACGACCGTTTGAGTCAACATTCAGGTCAAACACACCAGCAGTTTGAGTGGTTCCCGAACGGGCACCCAACTTAGCGGTTTGATACAGAGTGCGAACAACTTCACGGTTGATTTCAGCGAGGATTTCGCTCGACAGAATGTTGGCAAGTTCGGTTTCAGCGTCGAGACCGTGGATTGCCTTCAAGTCTTGTGCGAGTTCCATCGTGTACTCAGCCTTCAGAGCACGGGTCTTTGCTTCGACCGTGGTCTTTTCGATGCTGAATGCCATCTGCGGGAATGGATTACCCGCAGCATCACCAAGGGCTTCACCCTGAAGCGTAGTTCTACCTGTTCCGCTCGATGTGCTTGGCTTCGTAGGACCGTTTGCAGTTTCGAACGGATCAACGCCCGACGAGTTTGCAGCGAAAGTCGAAGTGTCATAGACACCATCGGCAGTCACACCCGTTGAGCCTGAGCCACCAAAGGCGGTATCGGCTTCCTGATACAGAGCCTCAGCACCAACCTGATTGATGTAACGGCTACGCATGGCGAAGATAAGGCCAGTCGGTCCACTCATCGGCTGAACGCCACAGATATCATAGGCGATCAGGTTCGGCATTGCACGACGAACGAGCGAGATAAGAATCGGATCCCAACGAGCAACATTTCCACCGGCTTCAGTTCCTGATCCTGCAAGGCTATTGCTGAAGTTGGTTGGTGCTGCTTCTCTGAGATATTGCTCCTGATTTTCCAGCAGCATTGTTGTAACGGCCTTCTTGTATGCGTCCTTAATTTCTGGAAGGTCCGCATGCTCAAGAATTGGCTTCCACTTCTTTTGAAGTGCTTCTGAAATGGTTAGATCCATTTGTAATTTCTCCTTAATTGAGTACTATTTTAGTACGGTTTTTATTTATCGAATCTATCTTTTTGGTCAACGACGGTTAAGTCGTGACAATGTCTGTGCATAACTAGCCATTGACTCTGATAGCGTGTCCGTCGCCGGAGTTGCAACTTCATCAATGCTTCCTTCATCTGAGGTTGCAATTGCTTCCTCACGGAGTATGGGCTTCTTGTAATTGAAGTATGACTCCTTGATTATCTGTGCTTTCTTACGGAGATCATCTTCTGTTTCGAAAGTGATTCCTTCAGCAAGAACAGCAAATCTTTCTTTTTGTGTATCAGCAAGATCAGCAGAAGCCTCATCAAGGATCTGTGAACGACGATACTTTGCAATTTCCGACTTGAGTTCGATGTTTTTATTCATCTCTTCATCAAGTTGACTCTTAATATTTTCAACAGTTTCGGCAAGTTGATCTGTAAGATCAATCTTGTTTTCAGGAACTGAAATATCATGCTCAAGGAAAAGATTACGGAGACCTTGCATAAACTCCTCCGCAATCTCAGTACGAATTCCCTTCTCAACGACAAGACGGTTCTCTTCCATCCATTCCTCGACAACATAAGAAAGGTACGAATCAAGTTGTTCGGTGAGTCCCTTCTTCATATCATCAACTTCATCAACAAGGCGACTCTGATACTCTTCTTGGAGTTCTCTTTGAATGGTATCAACACGCTCCTGAAGAGCGGCCTCAAAAATCGTTGCTGCCTTCGTTTTGAAGTCCTCGGTGAGATCTTCACCATCAAACATTGCATCCATGTGAGTTTCAATGTCTTCACGCATCGACTTTTTTGCATTTACATTGGCATTCAACTTACTAGATGAATCTGATGTGTCGGTGGCTACAGGGTCGGGAATTTCTGCTCCCTTACCGGTGCCATCTCTGTAAAGACCAACATACTTACCTTTACCAGAACCTTTCTTCGAAGCGTTGGTAGCGGTTTGTTCGTGTGTTAGTTCTTCTTCCTCTTCCTCCTCAGCCATTTCTTTCTTGGTGGGTGGGACAGGCTTCTTTCCAACTTTTGCTAAATTTGCCTTTTGAGTGGCCTTTGATTCTTCTTCTATATTGATATCATCTGAATCTTCAAGCAACTCATCAATGATTTGTTCAATTTCTTCGTTAGCGTCAGACATGGATGTCTCCTTCGTAATAGTTATTTAGTATGGGTTAAAGTTTCGTTATAAATTTCTTAAATGCTTGCACACATGCTTCCTCTAATTTTCTTGAAGATGCTTTGCTGATCTCACGGCGAATCTGATCAATTTCTCTTTCTTTTAGTATCCCATTCTCGTAAATCCACTCTTTACCTTCCATAACTCCACGAACAAATGCTTCGGGAGCAGAAGGATCTGCAACAATGTCGGCTGCTGTTGAAAGACGGAAATCATCTTTGACCACATTTATTCCATTCTTTTCTTCAATTGAACCAACGCCACGGCTTGAAACGCCGAGTTTGGCCCCCTCATCGATTAGATTTTTTACAATCTTTCCATAAGGGGTGTCCATAATCTTGGCTTTACCGTAAAAGTTTTTACCGTCAGCGTGAAGTTCGGTTATCATATGTGAAACCCGCTCAAGGTTGATGGTCGGACCCTCTGGGTGACCAAGTTCACCGAATGCTCTTTTTTGATTAACGAACTCTTTGATGTAATCATTCACCTTAGACTTTAACATCTCAAAGGGATACTTCCTCTTATTCCGATTAGTAATATCTCCCTGAAGGAAAGTTCCCTCAATCGTGTACTTTTTGTCTCCATTTGCGGATGCTTCGCAAATGATCTCAATGCCTTCGTTTACTTCTGTGATTAGTTTCATGTGATTCCTTATAGTCCGAGGTAGCCAGGAGGTGTTACTGATCCTGATGCATGAACAAATTCCAGTAAAACAGTTCCACTTAATGAGGCTGTTGGAGTTATATTCAAAATTCCTGTCGGTGCAGTTGCGTTATTCTTTAAAGTGGTTCTCTCTAGATTCATTTCACCGTTTGTTCCATATAGTCTCATGGCAGTAGCACCGGGCGCACCAGCCCATGTGAGATTCAATCCG